TCTTCCTCTTCTTCCTCTTCCTCTTCTTCCTCTTCCTCTTCTTCCTCTTCCTCTTCTTCCTCTTCCTCTTCTTCCTCTTCCTCCTCTTCGGGCTTTTCAGGCTCTTCCTCTTCATCGACCTTCGCAGCACCACCAGCCGTGTTGTCTGTAAGCTTTTTGAAGGCAGAGTAGCTCATCTCGACAACCCAATCATCCGGACAGAGGTTCTCCAGACGTTCAATGATGCTTTCAGGCACGCCGACACCAGCCTCACGGTCTTCAAACTCGATACCACCAGCGAAGTCCACACAATAGTTGGTGCCGATGGGCTTCTTCTTGCCCTGAATCTCCACGATCTTGCCCTTGTCGGACAGAGAGGCGAAGTAGGCAAAAGAGGGTTTGCGGGATATCTTCTGCCGTAGGTAATCCCCGAAGAGATGGATGGACTCTTCAAAGATTTGAATGTTGTCCTTGGCTCCGTCCAGATCATGAACCAAGAACATTTCCCTATCTTTGGAACGAAGGTCCTTGTAATCGTCCCAATCCTGACCGGAACGCTTGGCCTGCTGGAATTGCTCACAGCCAGGACAGGGCTTGCCAAATGCTTTGGACAAGCACAAAACCCTGCGATCATCCGGGCCGACGTTGATGTGGACCGGCAGAAAGCGATTCGTCACTGTTGTTCCAGGAGCACCAGAGCGATTGCCCTTGCCAGCGACCCAGGGCAGGAAGAGAAGCCGGTAGGTTCTCTTCGGTTCAAACGTGAAGAACTTGATATCATCCGGCGGTTTGAGATAACCCCCTCGTAGTCCTGAAGAGGGGGCACTATCCAGCATCCCCTGGCAGGAAGCCTCACGTTCGAGCTTGCGTTGCTTTTTCGACATTTCTGTTCATCCTTTCTGAAAAATAGAGTCTTTACTTCTTCCCAGACTTCTTGTTGACACGTTGCATGATTTTTTCTCGGCTTTGTTCTGTAGTCTTGAGCCTGGTATCAGCCTTGGACCAGTACATCTGGCCATGTAGTTGCACCAGATTCTCAAGCTCCTTCTTGCGGTCCACTACCGCATCTTTGAAGGACTCACAAACATCTTCTCCGTACTCAATCTCTATCAAGTCCTTGAGCAGTTCTTGATAGTCTTTGTGGGCGAGAACGGCATCTTCTACCGCTTTGTCGGTTGTCTTGGAAAGGCCAAAGTCATCTGGCCTTTCCCGCATGGCATTGCCAAGCTCCGCTGCTTTGAGCTTGAGCTTGTTTTTGGCAATTTTGCTGTTCTTCCTTTGGTCGGCAAGCTGCGTTCCGGCTTCATACATCAGACCGGGTTGTAATTGACACTCCTCTTCCAAAGAGGCCAGATCAATGTCCAAGGCCACTGGCTTTTCCTGCTTCATAGAACATCCTCACAATCCAGGTAGAGAAGAAGAAACAACCAGCCAAGAGTGCCAAAAGCACTAAAGCTCTGGCCAGTAGTGTCAGCAAGGTTTTATACATACATCATGCCTCCTCAGTACCGTCGCCGGGACTCGAACCCGGATTTCCAGAGCCACAATCTGGTGTCCTAACCAGTTGAACGACGAACGGCATCAACCCCATACTCTTATAGTACGATGGTCAGCCTCTTTTCTTGAGTAGCTGAAAGCACGCCGAGTACAGGCCAGCCTTGCCACACTCTGCCCAGGAGTCTCTGAAATATTCAATCATGGCGTTGGCTAAATAGGTCTTCTCTGTGATGAGCGGCGTGGCCATGATCTTGCAGGCATAGTCCAAAATCTGTCGTCTTATAGTCTCCACGTCACGTTCTTCTATGGAGTCTATGATTCGGATGATTTGTTTCCACTTCTCTTTTTTGAAGATAGCGGTTGCCAAAAACTCTATCTTCTCCTCATCCTTGAGAGAGGATAAACCCAAGAGCTTTAGTTGTTCTTCTTCTGAAGAGGCAGAGAGCACCATTTCCAAGAGATTCAAAGCCTTTCGAGCGTTGCCCTCTGCTTTGGAGATAAGGGCAATCAAAACTGCATTGTCGATTCCGCCAGGGGAAAGTTTTGCCACTGCGGATAGAACTATCTTCTTGATATCTGCATCACTGAGCGGACTAAGCGTTATGGGCAAAAACCTGCCCAAAAAGCTCGGCAGCAAGTCAGTGGTGTCTGAAGTACAGACCAGGATATAAACATGGTTCGGCAGGTCTTCAAAGACCTTAAGAGAGGCTTGCTGAGTCGCCTTGGGCAGCTGGACTACCTCATCCAGAATATAGACCTTGCAGGGTTCCCCCATAGGAAGAGTCCGCATGTCTCTCTGCATCTCTCTTATGGCGTCGATGCCTCTCACATCAGCACAGTTTTGTTCTATTAGGTTGTTTTCACAACCCAACTCTTTGGCGAGAATTCTTGCTATGGTCGTTTTGCCTACTCCCGTAGGGCCTCTAAATAGAATTGCATGAGGCAAGCTTTTGCTTGCAAGCTTTGTTTTCAGAAGTTGCACAACTCCGATTTGGCCGATCACGTCTTCAAACCTTGTGGGCCGGAATTCTCTCGCTAAATCGTTCATCCTGCAATCTCCAAAGGAGTTTTTTCAAACCAATTCTTGTAGCCTATATCGAAACCCACGCTGAGTGGGCAGATGATCCAAGGAAAGTGCTTGGCCGTTTCTTTTATGGCAATTCGCTTGACTATTTCTACACAGTCGTCTAATTCTCTTTTGTGAGCGTCGATAAGGATAGAGTCATAGACTTCGTTCACTACCAAGCTTTTCATCTTCTTCTTGCGAAACTCTTTTTGTATCTGAATCATGGACCACAAAAGACAGTGAAAGGCACTGCCTTGGATCGGATCGCAGAGTATTTGATTGCGTCTAAACCAGCCTTTGAGCACAAAGCCGGTGAGGGTATTTACACCACCTTGCTCTTGATATAAGTCCCACCAATCTCGTTTCCACTTCGCGTAAGTGGTATACACATCATTCCACATGCGGCGTTCTACTTCTCTGACATGGAATTCAAAGGAGTCTTCTTTAGGCTCTAGCTCCGGGTCGCATTTTCCCAATTTAGTGATGCCCTTCCGCCGCAGGTGCTCATATAAAGAGAGCCCGTCTGATCTCTTTAAGTCAAGAATTGCTATGGACTCCCAAAGGTCAGGAGCACAAAGACCGTAGTAAGAGCCATAGAATTGGGCAAAGACGAACTTGTTTTTGGCAGCATATCTCACCGTCTTGCCAGGGTCTTTATCCACAGGGCCTAGCTCTTCTTCTGAGAGCATGAAAAGCTCTTTGGCCCTGTCGGTGTGCATATCTCCGGTGAGTATGTCTTCTAAGAGTTTAGGGTCTCGGTTGTAGCAATAAGACACTCTCACTTCTTGAGTTTCATAATCAGGTTCTAAGAGAACATGCCCTTCTCTGGGTATGACACAGCTTCTCACTATCTTGGAGATGACTTTATTGCGTATAGGCTGGTTTTTGAAGTTGGGCTCAGAAGAGTTTGACCTATAAGATTCCGCCGAAGAGATGTTGGAGTTGGGATGCACGAAGCCGTCCACTACCTCTTTGCGTATACCTAAGAGGTTTGTACTCAGAGCTTTTTTGAGCCTTTCTGACTCAAAATAATTCTTTAAGAAGGGCACTTTCTTGATCAGGTGCTCAAAGGCGGAAGAGTTGTTTTTAAGCTCCAAGAAGGGATTGCGTTTGTAGCCTAATACATCAAAGATGATTCTACCTAACTGGTGTCTAGCACTGAGCTTCATCTTGTTGCCGTAATGCTTGGCCCAGAGGTTGTACTCTTTGCTGCTTTGCATCTCTTTTTCCATCTCAACTATCTTGGTTTTTGTCTCCTCTATGCTCTTATCCAAGTAAGACACATCAATGCGAATGCCCACCTCACTCATTCTGGCCATAGCCAGAGAGCCTTGAATGAGTAAGTCATAGGCTTCTTTGGTAGCTGGTTGCAGGCTCATACTCCAGCCTCTTTCATTTGTTTTTGAGCGATTAGATACTCAAAAAGTGAGTCAAGTCCGCAGTAGAGTAGCAAATCTGGTATGCCTATTTCTCGAATGCGATTGGGTGAATTAGAGTCTTTGCTTCTCAGAAACGGCTCTACCCAGGAGCTATAATCCTCTGCACCTAAAAGAACAAAGCTCTGAAACTTGACTGAACAAATACCACTTCTACAGTCAAGCCAATGAGCCCCTGTCACCGTATCCCATCCTCCACGCCAATTTCTGACCCCAAAGCCCAGCTTCTTCCTGGTCCAACGTTCTTCAAACTGCAAATTGGCTCCTATCTTGGGGATATCTGAGCGTAGGAAGTCCGACATGGCTTCTATGGCTTCTCCGTCCCAAGGGAAAGCAATAGACTCTCTGCCATTGCTGAGAGAGCAGCAGATTATTTCTGCCTTGTCGGAATCAGGCTTCTTCATGTTGGTTTCGTAGTCAAAAGCCAAAGGCTCGCCCTGAATCATCATCTCACGAATGGCTTTAGCCGCCGCGACTGAGTTGTAGAGCCTAAAGACTCTATTTTCCCAATCCGGCTTCTCCTTCCAGGGTTTACTTTTGTGCTTGAAAGCTTCTCGGAGATGATTGGTCATCATCAGTGCTATGACCGGCTCTTTATTCCTGAGAAGAAAAGACGGATGATAGGTAGGACAAATCCAGGCATTGAGCTTGACAGAAGGTATATTCCAGCCTACCCAGGCGCCCACATCCGAGACTTCGCCATCCTTCCAGGCCAGTGGGATGAGACTCTTCAGAGCCGATTCTCCCAGAGGAATAATCACATCTGGAGATAGCTCTTTTAGAGTCTTTATGAGGTTAGGTCTACAGTAGGCGATCTCTGAGTCAGTAGGGGTGCGGTTGCTGCCATTCTCGTCAGTAGGGCGACAGATGTTAGCGTTAGTGAGCCAGCAGTCTTTCCGCATGTTGATGCCTAGCTTATAGAGAATCTTCACTAGCTCCATGCCAGCATTGCCGACCAGTTGATAGCCTTGCCGGTCTTCGTTCTCTCCAGGGGCTTCCGCGACTATTAGGACTCTTCTTCTGCCCTTGCCAGATACCGGCATTTTTGGAGAGTTACAGAGCTTATATAAGCCGCACTTATCGCAATCTGGGATAAGCGGCAAGGGTCTGGCTTGTTTCTTCCAAATGGTTTGTGGGAAAAATCCTTTAGGCATCACTTCTCCTTGCAGCCTTCGCAATCCTCATTTCGAATAGTCTCCCTCGTCAGCCCACCATCACCGCCTGTACGAATGTCATAGAGGGACAGTTCTTTTTTGGAGAGGAGCTTGTGCTGAAACTCTTCTGGAGGAGCCTTTTCTTCTAGGACAGTGCTAATAGCACAACCACCGCCGGGATTGATCTTCTTTTCCCAGGAGATGTAAAGAGCATGAGAAGGACCGCCCGCATACACGAAGGCACAGCCCAGATAGCCGTCTTCGGAATTGTCTGAATCTTTATGCCAAAGGAAGAAAGAGATGAACCACCACTTGGGAGGCAGTTTCATCTCATAAGCAATCATGGTGTTTATTTTTTCTCTTGTCTTTCTTATTTCTTCAAAGGTCATGGCCGTTAGTCTCCTTCTAAACAAGTGGCGTAAATATAACTCTCACCTTCGACCTTCAGAGCGTTCTGTGTAACTTCACACTTGTTGTGCTTTTTGGCCAACTCACTCAAAAGCCTATAAGACACACAAAAGCTTAGCTTTTTGTTGATGTGTTTGGTCTTCCTGACTTCTGAGTATTCGCCCCAGCCGCTTCTCGCTTCTATGAGAATTTCTTTTCCAGAAAAGGAGAAGAAGACCCTTTCTTCATCAGCAAAGTTCCCGGCCCTCTTGGAAGCGTCTGATAAGCTCTTAGGCAGGATGATCTTCTGGCCTTTCTGAGATAAAAACTCATCAAAACTTGGGTAGCGTTCCATCGCCCACTTGCGGATCGACATGCGCAAGCCAATAGGGTTTTTAAAGTGCAGGAAGCTCTTTGTCTCCGCTCCCTGCGTCATGCCCAATTGGGACATAGCGTGTAGAGATTCGCCCCTGATCAGGACGGAATTTTGCACAAAAGACCCTATTTTGTAACGGGCCATTTGAACATTGTCGCTCGCCTCTA